AACATTTACCAAGGTTAGGGTGGTTGTTGCGCTTTTAAAAAATTAAATGGTATCTTGAAAGAAGTGAGACCCTCTTCACGAGATCACTACTCTCCTTTTTTCGGGCGACGAAATCTTTCGTCGCCCGTTTAAATTAAATGTGTTATTATGTAAGATATGAAACACAAAGCATACAAGTTCCGTTTTTACCCTACTATTCAACAAGAAGAATTATTAGCTAAGACATTTGGCTGTGTACGTTTTGTTTATAATTATATTCTTAAATGGCGAACCGACTTATATTATCAAAAAAAACAAAGCGTAAGTTACACTGAATCTTCTCGTAAAATAGCTGAAATAAAAAAAATAGATGATTTAAAATGGCTTAATGATGTTTCTTCTGTCTCGCTTCAACAAGCTATAAGACATCAACAAGCTAGTTTTAAAAATTTCTTTAATGGATTAACAAAATATCCAATCCTTAAGAAAAAAAACGATAGACAATCTGCTACATTTACTCGAGGTGCATTTAAGTATAAAAACGACAATATTTATATTCCTAAATGCGAAGAGCCGCTTAAAATAAAATGGAGCCGGAATTTACCCTGTATGCCAACGAGTATAACCATTTCTAAAGATACCGCAGGACGTTATTTCGTTTCGTGTAAATGTGATGTTGAATTAATTCAATACCCTATAAGTGCTAAAAAAATTGGTATTGATCTTGGATTAACCCATCTTTTTAGTACAAGCAATGGCGATAAAATTGAGAATAAAAAATTAACTAAAAAATATGAAAAAAAGTTAAAACGTGCATCTCAAAATCTCGCACGAAAGAAATTAGATTCAAAAAACAGACAAAAATCACGATTAAAAGTGGCTAAGATCCATGCAAAAATATCTGATAGCCGTAAGGATTATTTACATAAGTTATCGAGCAAACTTATAAACGAAAACCAAGTTGTTTGTATCGAGACTCTAAGAGTTAAAAATATGTTACGAAATCATAGCTTGGCCAAAACAATAGCAGACGCCGGATGGGGAGAATTTATAAAAATGCTTACCTATAAGGCTGATTGGTATGGTAGAACATTAATAGCTATTGATAAGTTTTTCCCAAGTTCAAAGCGCTGCAATTGCTGTGGTTATATAATAGATAATCTACCACTTAATATACGATCATGGACTTGTCCTCAATGCCAAAGTTCATTAGATCGTGATATTAATGCGGCAAAAAATATAAAAGAGGCGGGACTCGCCTTGTTAGCCTTTGGAGAGAATGTAAGTCTTGTATCCCTTGATACAAGTTGTTCTCAGTGAATTAGGAATTTGCATAAAAGGTCAATCTCCTTTTTGCACGGTGTCAATCTCCTTTTTTGGCTCCGTGGGATAGCTCACGGTGTTTTTATTTCACATTCATTTCAAAATGACCATGGTCTTTACGCTTAAAACGACCACCGTGCCTGTTGTCGATGTGCAGCGTAATCCAGTAGTCTCCGAATCTTTTGTAGTACTTTCCCTCAGTCAGATAATTACCCTCAGCATCAAACAAGTTGAGATCGATAGCCAAACGCTTACAATGCAAACTATCCTTGATGCCTTTGCCATTGGCTGCGTAGATAGCGGCTTGCTCGGCTGTTCGCCAAGCCTCGCCGAGTGTGCAGTAGTAGCCCGACTTGAAGATGTATTCGATAAGACGAGCAACATTATGGGCGAACAGTGCCTGATTAGACCATAGTTTCATGGGAACCCCTATTGGAATCGAGCCGACGTAGGTTGTGCCGTAAAGCACATTGCATGCATTTGAAAGTCGCTTGTTGAAATACCTATATTCTCCAACTGGTCATCGCTAAGATAAATTTGAAGCTGTATATAGTTTCCCGCAGCTATAGGATAAGTCGTATGCCATAATTGATCTTGAGTAAACTCATATACCAATGAGGTATAAGGCTTAGTATCTAAGATACCGGTATCAACGAAGGTACCCGTATTTATAGCCTCAGTAAGCTGGGGTAAAATAATTCCTGTTCCTACGTAATAGTTAACAGTCACTTCACCAAGGTCAGTACGATCAACAAGCATATCAACTTTATTTATGGCAAACTGGCGGCCCTTGTCTTGATAAAAATTGAACTGTTTGGTGAAGATATTTACCGCTGAAACACGAGTTATGGTACCACCTCCCTTGTAGGTATGATTAAAAAGACCTACATCATCTATGATGGTAAACGTATTATCACCGGTTACGTCATCAATTTGATAGTTATTTGTAACAACAATCTCAGGACTTGCATCGGTAACAATATTTTCTAATAAAATCCAATCATTTTCTTTAAGATTATGATTTATAGCGGTAATAGTTACTACATTACTTGCATATACCATATCGGTTATTTGTAATACACCTGCATTACGAGCAACTCGTGGTTCTATGCTGAATGTATATCCCTCTTGATTGCCTGCTATGACTTGCTTAAATCCAATAGTCAATCCCGGAGCATTCCATGCTGAATCCATCTGTGACCATTGAAGCGTCGTGTTACCCCACGTTGCGTTTACGGGCTTTCTAAAGTAACCAAAAACAGTTATAGAATCATCATTAAGTCCCCAGGAACCGGTTATGTAGTTATAACAGAGTACACTGTTAGGAAATTTATCAGCAAAAGTTGCCTTATTAGCATTTATAGGCATAGACCAGTAAGCCATTTCCATTGAATAATCACGAATCCCATATGTTCTAAATGGACCCTGATTCTCTTGAGAAAGATCAAAGATAAAATCAGGTATCTTAGAGTCTATACGTGAAACATTAACACCATTACATGAATGCACACCGTTATAACCTACGGCAAAGTTGTTAATATCAAATGGCACTACCGAAAAGGTTGATTGTGATCCAAGCTCTGAATTAAGCTGCTGCCATATAAATGGAATAACCGGGTTCTCCGTGTACACAAACTCCCATGTACTCGCCTCAAAATAAACAATACAACGATCGCGTAATAAATTAGCGGTAATAATACGCTCTTGTGTTGGAGCGTCTATATAAAAACCTTTACCTACAATATCTTCACGCCATGCGTTAGCTTCAAACGGTGACCCGTTTTGACAACAACGAGCACGGTTTCCATGCTCAGCACCATTCTCAATGGTACTAAACAAAACGAGCCTGTTCTTAAAAGGAAGAATTATACGTGCCGTATCTATAGTGTTGGCGGGAAGTTGTACAAAGTTATCTTGTACCCAAGTTGTACCATTATAATGGCGTATACCATCAGAAGTATCATAGTTCGTCGCAAAGAAGATTTTATCTGCTATAGCAGCTCCACGCCATGTAGCTGCCCAAAAAAGATCTGCATCAGTTCCTGACCACGTATAAGCATCATCCGTATCGGGTGCCGTAAACCAAATACGTTCCCAACCGGTTGATAAATATTCATAAGAAAACCGTGTATCAAATGCTATTGTTGGAAAATCATTAAGCTCGCCTGACTCATAGGTTAATAAACCCGTTACCGGCAACGCGGGATAAAAATAGACATCAGCAGTTGTAGCTGATCCTGTTACGGTAAGAACTTTAGTTGCATCGGTAAGAGTAACGGTGCCTGTAGCTGTTTGTATAAATGTAGCAGTAGCACCCATAGCTGTTATGGTATACATGCGATCACCTACAGATACCATTTGACCCGGGGCGAAAGTCAATGCAGGTGTAACCGGATCATCAATGATAGCACCACCAACAAGTTCTCCTAAGTTATTAGTAGTACCAACCTTAAAACGTAACCTTGAAGCGAGTTGTTCTGCTCCGGCAGTTGGAGTTACCGTAGGGATTAAATATGATGAACCGAATCGTTTTCTTACACGGTCTCGCCATACATAAGCATTGCTTAAACGAGAAAAGGAGTCGTCAGGAATGGCGAACGGTTTTACTGCTGTTATGAGTCCTGAGTTCATTGGTGCTATAAGAAAACGATCTGCCATGATTAAATTCCTATAGCTGTATAGTAAAACGGAAAATTTATTTGCTGACCGGAATTATCAAATCTCGCTTTAGCTGTAAATCCTGTCGTTGTAAGAGACGTATAACTAACCCATGATTCAACTGTAGTAGACCTCAAACCCGGTGAAATTATCACTGCATAAGGTATTTGTGTAAATTCGCCACCAAAAACAACAGGTACGGTAACGGTATCAAGATCATTAATTGTTTCTGTTATCTGAAAAGAACCATACTTTAACAACAAACCGGATGTTAAATCAGTTGATTTTTTTGATGATCGAGTAATAGCATAATCATCAGCACTTCCCTTTTTTATTCTTAATTTATCTTCATTTGAAGAGAAATGATTAAAAACGAGTATTTCATCATCAAGAACGGTGCCAATGTTTGCAATCTTTATACTTACAAAATCAATTTTATCATGGACTCCTTGAAGGGCATCGCCAAGATCACGATGATTAATCTCAAAAGCTGTCTCAAAGTCAGTAAAGTTAATACGCATCGGTGATTGAGAATCACTAATTCTATCTCTTCCTTTTGGTGCGTCACTCCAAACCATAAATTCTCCTATGAAGCATTGTCGCTTCGCTCCTTTTAAGGCGTTCCTAGTCCGATAACAAAAAAAGAAACAGGTAATGCGGTAGCATTACCTTTATGCAAGGTCATCAGGGCAAAGTTTGCCCCTGTGTCAAATGAGACGCCGGATGTAGCAGCAGCTGTATGATTAGCCGTAGCTAAGCCTGAAAAAATAGAAGCTGCTGTAAACGTAGGTCCTGCGGCATTAAGATTAATTGAAGCTGAAGCAGTTCCTGAGAATGAAAAGTTTCCAAACTTAAGAAGGACGCCTGATGGTAGAAATGTCCAATAAACAGTAGCACCTGCAATAACATTGCTACCATACGCAGTAAAGGGAATACCGGCTACAGCGTTCTTACGCACAAACAACTCAGTCTCAGTAGTTTGTGTATATTCTTGGGCATACATAACGATTTGGTTAACGGCAGCAGTTTGAGCAGCTCCTTCAGGAAAAAGAACCTTAGTATGCTTACCATTATTGGCACCACTTATAGGAGAATGGTTAACAGAAAATGCAGTCTGTATGTCGCTATAATTAGTTCTTATTTTTGGTTGAGACGTTTTAAGAGCCTCATTAGAAAGTGGTGTATCTGAATAAGCCATAGCATCTCCCATTAAAAATAGTCAACATGGTTTCCTTAACCTAGTGGTGTATTCCACCAACCCCAAGACCCAAAGTACGGAGAGTTCTCAAGTTGTGGACTGTAAATTGTCGCATTCCGTTGTGTAGCATTCTGTACATAAGTCCGTGATAAGACAAGTGACTCCTGTTTCATTAACTCAGGCGTAATCTGCTGAACGCTATCCATATCCATTCGATCTTCAAAGATCTTCTTAGCTGCAAGATAGGCTATGTATTGCCACCATTGTTTTAAGTCAGGTGAATCACCACTGTTGAGTAGCTCTGTAGGCAAACGATACGCCTCAAGGTTAATCGCATACGCACCATCAGGCACAGGACGCACCACAAAGCCCATCTGATTGGTATAAATAATATCAGGATCTAATGAGTCAGACTGTTTCTTTTGAATACTAAAATATAAGACAGCCGATGGTACTGTAGGCGTATAAGGTACCGACTGTAGAGCAATATTAGCTTCGTCTGCAGGGGCTGATTCAAATTCGATCAGCCAGTCGCCGGTAATATAGTTAATAGTACCTTGAGATACACGCGTAGAAGCATTAAGAAGATTACCGTCTTGAACGCTCCCAAGAACAGGCTGATCAATATAGGTGTACGTAACATTGTTTGCATCAATTGAAGAGACTATAACAGAATTTTGGAGCACGGGAACATTGGTTAACGTGCCATCAAATATGGTTGCAGAGCCGTCGCCAACAGCGACATTCTCAATAAAGCTTGTTTGTGGATAGGCTCCATAAAAAACGTCTCTACTCTGTGTATAAAAAGAACGATTGCCGGCAATGTAACACGGCGTATCAATGGTTACATACTTATTCTGAAAATCATAAAGAGGATCATTTACCGATATGCTTTGATCCACCGGATAAACATCTTGATATGCTTGCGTATACCAGGTAACTGTTGTTTTGAGATCCCTTAAGCGTAGATACTCAGGTAGATCATACAAAACCGCTGTGTTTATGTACTGGTCCAACTCACTGTTGCTTAAAATTGTTTCTGATGGACTACGCGTCAAGCGTCGTACTTTTTGTTGAATTTCGGCTAAAGTTGTTCCGGCCATTGCTTAGCTCCCTTTGTACGGCAACACATTGCGAAAAGGCTCGGTTACCTGTTCTGCTCGTTCACCGGTTGGTAACACCTGGGCATATATTGATATCGTACCAGAAGGTACAGTAAAAACGTCAAAGTTTGTTGAGTTAATAGGCATCGTAAACTCAGTCGTGCTTGTAACCGTTATATCACCTTGAATCTTATTGGCTTGTTGCATACCATAGCTAGATGGTATTAACAGTTGTGCGATCATACCGGTGCCATACCGATGGGGTATCGTTGTGGTAACCACCATGGGGTTTGCATTGGTAATACTCGTGATCACGCGCATTGGTGGCCAGAATGTCGGTTTAGCATCGGTATACGCAACAGCCATTAAAACACCTTTATTGTAGTGGAACTGCGGTCATGAGATTAACGCCCGGTTCAATATCACTAAATTCAGTTGGTATAAAACTGAAACGTTGTACTTTTTTACCCACAAGCATTGATGGTTTATTGTTCTCATCCATCAAATAGTGGTGTATCGGATAGTTGCAGTCTTCGTTTATGTGTCGTGCTAAGCCACGTGACACTTCATAAGTTTTACCATCCATAAAAGTCGGCTTTTCAGGCGTATCATATTTGTAACGATGATAAGTAAATGTGATAGCCGTACCGGGGATTTCATGGTTTCTAAAGATACCACGTACCATCTTGCTGTCTTTTTGCCACAGCTCATATAATTTTTCTTCTGCAAGCTCACGTTTGCTTTTGATAATCTCTGGAGCTGCTTTTTTAATACCCTTTGAGACGGGTGTAATTTCTGATTGCGACGTCAACATTTCTTCTGACATATAATTCCCTTCTTTATGTGGGAGGGGCCTTACACCCCTCCCTAACTATTCCTACTTCGCATAAAGCTTCGTAGGACAAGTATTAGTTATTACTAAATGAACGACCGGCTTTCCAGTACATTACATTATCCGCAGTCTTACCTGCAGGGCCTGATATTGTACCGTTACCCGTTCCAAGAACCAAGTTAATAGCAGCTTGGTTATAGGAAGCATCACCCAAGATAGGTCCGTTCAATGCTACGGCAACCTTCATACTTTCGCCTGAAGGCAATACCTGAGCAAATTGGAACCCGCTTGCGCTTGCTACCGGGAATACAAATGAGCTTGCATCTGCATTTGAACTAAAGCGTACCGTCATGAGGTTTGTCGCAGCTGTTGTAGAAACAACTGTTCCATATTCACCATCAAAAGAGGTAGATACTGCCGAGCCATATATTGTTGGCATATTAAGCAAGATTACCTGACCAACTTGATAGCCATGTGTTACCGACGTTACGATATCAACATCAGTTGAGCTACCGGATGTAGCACTAAACTTGGTGATGTATCGATTGCGTGGATAGAACATCACATCGTTAATACGACGTGCAAAACCTGCTGTAGCTGCAGAATCAAATCCACTGGCATCAAGATAGCCAAGCGTGAATGAGTTGGTATCTACTGCTGTAATGGTAAAATCCATACCAGCAATCTGCAACATACCGGTTGTACCGTACAACCGTACAATATCATTAACAACATAACCATGTGAAGTCGATGTTGCTACTGCAGGATCTGCATTGGTAATCTCAGTGCCTGAAAGTGTTTTTGCAGCTTCAGGGTCTTGTGTGCCGGTATTATAAATATAGATACCACCGGCAGTAAACAGCCCTGAAATAATCGTTGTGCTTGAGTTGTGTGATTCAACCAAAGCCGCGCCATTTGGCATGCCTTTTTGCCAGTAATATTTAATACCGGCATTGGCACTTGTTGCGCCATATTCCGTATAGTTAAATACCTCTACCCAGTCAGGATCGATACGACAGGCAATAGTCTTTGTAGGTACGCCCGAGGCTACTACAAACGAACCTTGTTCAATTATTGTATTATATGACATTAGTTATCTCCTAAAGATTTTTGGTACACATTAAGTTACCAATCCAAGACTCATTTTTGATACCAA